TATATGATTGCTAGTCACAATCATATACATTTACTTTCTAGGAGCTATTTATAGCTCTAGGATGGTGGTCGCCATCTGCCCTTACATCGGAACTTTTGTGTAAGTCAGTCAGTCTCATTCTGTGTAACTAAAAGGCCTCGATGTACTAGGAATACTTCACAGTTTGAATGCGTGATTTGCAGAATTGCAGTCCGAGTTACGCCGCTTCGAGCGGCAAAGGGAAATACAGTTCTGCTGAGACCAACCAATTTATTTTTGACTACCCCCGTTGTATTCTAAGTGTTTTAAACAGTTAGTCTCAACACTCCTTAATGGAGTATTTATAACGATCTGCTATGCCAGATATTATGCCATTATTTTCTAGTGGCGACTGGGAGCTATTTGCTCCCAATTGTATGTTTACGTAGTGTATATTTTATATTATTTTATTTTTTTTTTGTATTTATAAAAATGAAAAGATACATGTATGTTCCTTCAGTGCAATAAGCACAAGGTGAACTTTAGTAAACAACACATGGTATAGTCCCCCAGTTAATGACGTTGTTGTTCGCTTGGATTCTTAAAGGATGCATAACCCAGATAAAAGAATCTTTGTCGACCGCGTTAAACGTAGGGAAAGAAAACCATTGAGTCGAAACAGCTACCCACTTGTGTGAGTTGTATTGTTGTCTTGTGACACATGAATTGTGGTTACCGGGAAGTTCCACAGTCACATAGTCACACTAGAGCCAGGTCCTCTGGGGCTTAGGTTCGGACATATAGCACAAATAAGGTGCATTTCAATGTTATATTTCGATGTTGTGAGTTTATTGTCAGTCTATTAAGATAAACGTAAACCGAGAAACAGTGCTCCCTTTAATGGGTATGGTGGTTACTAACCAATTGCCGAATTAGTCATAATGAATAACAAGTACTTCACCGGCGCTAATACTTCCCCAGTCACGATCGATACCCTTCGCGCTCAGCAAGATAAGACAGCCAACTTTATTAAGTGGTATATCTTACAACGTCAAATTGAGCGAAAACAAGCAGAGAAAAACCGAGCGTGTGCAAAACACGTTACGAAAAAGAAGCACACAACTCATAAAGTTTATGTGTGCAGCACTGATGTACATATCACACTACAGTGTGGTAATGTCAACATCCCTATTTGCGCATCACTTAATGAAACAATGCGCGATGTTTGTTACAGGTATAATATTGAAAGTGTGAACCATTGGTTCTCCATTAACGGAAAGCCTGTCCGTGAAGACGTGTGCCTTAGTGAATACTCCCTCTATGATGGAGCGTTTATTTCGATGAGTGTGCGTCTATTAGGGGGGTCGAGTACCCCCTACCGTCTCTATACTCATGTTTATGAGTGCGAGACACAGATCCTTCATGATTTTGGTAAATTTGAATTACAAGCTAATTTTATCGAATCTACCGAACAACATGTTGCCACCAGTATCGGGGAGATGTTAGACTCATTCCGAGTTGGTTGTGATAGGAAACATGAATGGATATTGGACCTGTTTGAGAATTTTTTCCAAACAATGTATTGGTTTAGAAAGTGTGACTCATTTGCCGATTATGCTACTCTTATGGCATTGGCATATAAGTTACTAACAAAAAAGTCGATCTCTACTACAATGCTGAAGATTATTCTTGCTGACAATGAACCTACCGATGAATTACAAGGTCGTTTTACAAATTACTTACGCCAAGGACGTGATTTGTTTAATCATTGTAAAGGAATGGTTGGTGAGAATAGTCTTTTCACTAAGATTCGTAAAGCGTATGCCTATCTTTTGGTGCAGGGATATTTGTCTCATTTTAATCGAGAAATAGGTTTTGAGGATTTTAAGCGTCTATCTCGCACACACAAGTGTGATTTGAAGGACTCTACCTCTATGGCTATGCATATATTTGACACCGCATTGTCTGTGTGTGAGCGTCTGGATACATATCTGGAAACAGGTATGTGGCAGGCACTAATACATGATGATGTAACCTATTTGGAATGGCTAAAAACCGCAGACCGACTTATTGGTCTTGCACCATTTACAGCCAATTTGAAAGTTCACGGAACGAGTTATTTTGCTTTTATATCAGATCTACATAGTTGTATCGAAAAGGGAGACGCAATATGTTCGTATACCCGTTCTATATCGGGTGATGCTGGTACAAACATGAAGAAGAAACTGGATTCACTTAAGCTACTCAAAAATACAGAGTTAACACGCCGTGCAGCTCAACAAGAGCGTGATGCTCCTGCAGGTATTTTATTATATGGATTTTCAAGTGTAGCTAAATCAACCATTTCTAAGATGATGTACTATTATTATGGTAAATTACATCAGTTGGATGTTGATGACCACTATAGATATGTTCGTAATCCTACTGACGATTATTGGAGTGGTTTTGATTCTAGTAAATGGTGTATTCAGCTTGATGATATTGCATATATTTTACCGAAGAAGACGTCAGAGGTGGATCCTACACTAAAAGAAATGTTGAACGTAGTAAATAATGTGCCATATGTGCCACCGCAAGCAGCACTAGAAGATAAGGGAAAAACCCCTGTGCGTGCTGAACTGGTTATAGCCACATCAAACGTTATTGATTTAAATGCATCACATTATTTTCAGTGTCCGGTCGCCGTACAGCGACGTTTACCATTTGTGGTAGAAGTCATACCCAAGAAAGATTTTATTCATAAAAATGGTAAATTTATAGATCCCACTAAGCTTACACCTATCGAAGACTCGTATCCTGACTATTGGAATTTTCGTGTGTATAAGTTAGTTCCTACAGAGTTAGGTGAGCGTATGATCGCTAAACCTGTTTTTGATAAAGAATATAGCGATGTTAACCAATTCTTGAAGAGATTTGGTGAATATACGGTAGAACACATTGAAAACCAGGCTAAAGCACGTAAGTGTGATGAGGTGATGCGTTCAATTAATGTGTGTAGATTATGTTTTCTTCCCAGCAAATCTTGCCAATGTGCACAAGGTGCTTTAGCTGCTAATATTATGGCTTATTGCGCCTCTGCCGCATGGCAGGTGTTTGCAACCGTACTCTCAAACTTTTTGTGTATGGGTGTGACCCTATGGTTCACGCGTTTTTATGGTGCCCGCATAGGTTATCGTATGCTTGCTTCTTTATTGGATGCTACAGTCGAGATTAAATTGCTGGGAACCATGGCTGCATACCGCCGTTCTAATCTTAAAGTCAGTATTCGGCAACTATTGGCCTTTGGTAAAGTTATTCTTGTGACTTATGTAGGTTATAGGATTGCTACTGCCACCGCTGAACACATGTTAAAGAAGCCAAAAAAGGATAACACAAAAACTGGTCGAGTCTATTTTTACGAATATGACTATGAGGATGAAGAGGAAAGTGTGAAAACAACCACCCAACAAGTTGAAGAGAAAACATCTGTTGAACCGCAAGGGAACATATATGGCACCGTAGAAACTCAACTAGAGAAGGAGGAATCGCAGAACGTCTGGTACAATCCAACCGTTACACTTAATGCTTTTGATGTCCCCTTAGCTAGTCGGAGTAAAGCCAATTTGGTACCCAATGAGATCCGAGATTTGTTCGCATCTAATTGTGTACACTTGGATATTGTTGGTAATGAAGGTGGTCGCATGAGATGCAGTGGTGTATTTGTTTGTGGTCAGTGGTTGTTGTTAAACAATCACATCGTTACACGCGTTGTGGGCGATCGCATTACAATGCAAATTATAACAATGACTCCTTCGCAAGGTGTGAATAGTAATGTTACATTCACGTTTAACCGTAGCGATATTAAACAATTTGTAGCGAAGGATTATGTCATGATTCGTGTTAGATGTTTACCACCTTTTAAAGACATCACAAAATATTGGGCTAATACTAATATTGGTGTCTCGAAAATTGTCTGTGTGCGCCGTTTAGCTGATGGTACCGTAGAGTATGTTGAACAATTTCAAGCACAATACATGGATAATTTTGAAATAACAGCACTAGGTCATAGTATGCCCATTTATATGGCGAATAGCACCATAGCTACAAAGAAGGGTGACTGTGGCTCGTTGGGCGTAGCTCAAACACCACAAGGTCCCATCATTATTGGTATACATACCTTAGGACACGGCCATACAGCTGCATATAATATGCCATTGTTAGGTGAGATTAAGGATCTTATAGGAAGTGATATTGTTGTAAGCGGTGAGGGTGAACCTCAGTTGACACTGCATGGTGGGTCTGCATTGACAGAACCACATCATCGTAGTATGATCAGGTATCTACCTGAGGGAACTCTAAAGTGTTATGGAAGTTTACTGGGTTTCCGAGCTAAACCTAAGAGCACTGTGTGCCCCACAGTTTTGAGTGAGGAGATGCAGAAGCATTTTGGTGTTGGAATATCTCATGGTAAGCCAGTAATGAGTGGTTATGAGCCTTGGAAGTTGAATCTAGTCGAGATGATAAAGCCAGATGTGCCTATCCGTGAGGATGTTCTTCGTATTTGTGTAGATGCGTTTACTAATGATATTGTGTTTGGTTTAACTACCACACATGGTGATGATTGGAAACGTGAACTGGTTTTCTTGACGCACCGTGCGGCAATAAATGGACTGCCAGGAGTTAAGTTTATAGATGCTATCAATAAGAACTCATCTATGGGCCATCCGTGGAATACCACAAAGAAGAGATTTTTAGTGGCTGATCCCGATGACACTTATCCAGAGGGTGTTTCGTTTGCACCTGAAGTCATGGAACGTGTTGAACATATTGAGAGGTGTTATCGCGAAGGACGTCGTGCTTTTCCAGTGGTTAAGGGTCATTGAAAGGATGAGCCCACGGCTCTCGCAAAGATTGCTAAAAAGAAAACACGTGTGTTCACTGGGGCTCCTGTAGATTGGAGTCTAGTAGTGCGCTCGCGATTGTTATCTTTCGTACGACTCGTGCAGAAAAACAAGTTTGTTTTTGAAGCGGGACCAGGCACAGTGTGTCAATCTCCAGAGTGGGGAAAAATCCGTGATTACCTAATTACATTTGGTGAGAATCAAATTATAGCGGGAGATTATGGTAAATTTGACAAACGAATGTCATCGACGTTCGTATTAGCAGCTTTTGAAGTCATACAAAGGCTCCATACGGAAGCAGGGTTCAGTGATGATGAAGTGCGGGAGTTATGTTGCATTGCACATGACACTGCCTTCCCACTAACTGATTTTAATGGGGATTTGTTAGAGTTCTTCGGTACTAACCCTTCTGGTCATCCCTTAACAGTGGTAATTAACTCGCTCGCTAATAGTCTGTATATGAGATATGTATATTCACTTTTGAATCCTAAGAAAGAGTGTGCAACCTTTAAAAACAATGTGCACCTTTTTACCTATGGTGATGATAACATTATGGGAGTATCTCCTATGTGCGATTGGTTTTACCATGGTGCGATCCAGGAGCAATTGGCTATTATCGGTGTAGAATATACTATGGCTGATAAAGAGGCAGAAAGTGTGCCTTATATACATCTCAATGAAACATCATTCTTGAAAAGGCGTTGGCGTTGGGATGCGGATGTTGGCGCTTACACCTGTCCTTTAGAGATCGATTCAATCCACAAGTCGTTGACAATGTGGGTACCATCAAAATCCATAGTGGAAGATGAACAAATGGTTGCTGTTATTAGCAGTGCCAATACAGAATTCTTCTTTTATGGTAAAGAAACTTTTGAGAAACATCATGCTTTTTTCAAGAGTATATTGGAGCTGGAACCCTATAAACATTGGGTTAAAGCAGGGACGCTTCCAGGATGGTCCGTCCTCCGAGAGAGGTTTTGGAAGGGCTCCCTTCAGCTCACTTAAAAGTACCATCCGATCTATATGTATTTGGCAGTTCATGTAGATTTTATATTTTGTCAGGTAATAATAAGGTAATTTTTATATGTAAAGCAGTTGGATCAGTCACTCAGAGTACTGTTCCTCCGTATGCGCTTACGAGTGCGTTTGCGGAGAGTATTAAAGCTCGCTTGTCACTGCAAGGTGAAGATTCGGAAATAGATACTAAGGTAACTACAACGTTTCAAGAGGAATCTGTAGGCGACGTACATTTGGCAGATAATGCCTATAACACTGTTGCACTTACAGATTCGACACCTGATTTGCAACTAGGTAGCTTTTTAGCTCGACCTGTTGCAATAGACTCCTTTAATTGGAGTACATCAGACCCCGTCGGAGTTACACGCACAATCTTACCATGGAAGTTATTTCTAAACACTACTAGTGTTAAGAATAAGCTTAACAACTATGCTTTCCTACGTGGGAAATTGCATATTAAAGTGGTTATTAATGCTACACCCTTCCAATATGGGTGTATGCGAGCGTGCTATTACCCACTTAAGGGTCTTTTAAGTCAAGATCGCATTCGTACTAATGCGACTACTGATACTGTGTTGAGAACACCGTATTCACAACTACCAGGTTGTTTTATTAGTCCACAGACAAATGAAGGGGGAGAAATTGAAGCTCCCTTTCTTTATCATCAAAATTGGCTTGATATTACAGCAGCCACTAATGTGGACAATATGGGATCATTATCCTTTGTCACTTTCGCACCGCTTAATATCGCGATCGCAACTGCGCCATCTTCAATTACAGTGCGTACTATCGCGTGGATGTCAGAAGTGGAGCTTATGGGTGCGACGAATGATTTGGCACTGCAGGGAGATGAATATGGGCAGGGGAGCATTTCCAAACCCGCCACAGCTGTGGCATCAGTTGCTGGGATGCTCTCCAAGGTTCCTATTATTGGACCTTTTGCTCGTGCAACGCAGATTGGCGCTTCAGCAGTAGCTGGAATAGCTTCATTATTTGGATTTACTAACCCCCCCGTGCTAGATGATGTGAAACCTATGTACATTATGTCTGCACCTCAGTTAGCAACGACCGAAATTTCGGTACCATATCAGAAATTAGCGTACGACCCTAAAGCTGAGTTAACTATTGATTCTAGTTTCTTGGGTGCCACTAAAGAGGACGAACTTTCTTTAGGGTATCTTAAGAAGAAAGAGTCCTTTTTTGGTTCAGCTAATTGGGCCACCACGGATACAGAGGCTACTCAGCTGTTTAATGCTAGAGTGTCCCCAGCTTTGCGTGGTGTGACTAATATAACAAATGCAGTAGCCTCAGTCGTGGGCTATCGACATTACAATACACCATTAAGCCACTTGTCCTACATGTTTCGCCATTGGCGCGGTAGTTTACGTATCCGAATGGTGGTTGTGGCATCGAAGTACCACAAGGGGCGCATTAAGATTTCATGGGATCCAGTAAGCGATATAACATCCACGAACCCTGACCTCAACGTGTGTTATAACCAGATCGTAGATATTGGAGACACACAGGATGTTGTTTTTGATATTCCATATCACCAGGCGAAGGCTTGGTTGCTTACGGAGAATGTGGATTCTTCACAAGGATGGACAACGGGTTCAGCAAATGCACCAGATGATAATTATCACAATGGTGTATTAACTGTTCGAGTGTTTAATACACTTGAGGCACCATCGGCAGCCCCAGTCACTCTGCTCTTTTATGTGAGCGGTGGTGATGACTTTGAATTTAATAACCCAAAGGGGGGTATTGCCGCGGGTTCTAGCTGTCCAACACCATCTTTCTTTGCACTGCAAGGGGAGGAGGTTGATGAGCAGATGGTGGGTCCGCCACCACAAGTGGCAGATGCACGATATCATCAAAATTTCGGAGAGTCTATTCTATCATTGCGAAAAATCCTACATCGATCAAGTGTGGTTGATACCGTGCCATTACCAACTGGTACTGTCTCAGCCACCAATTTATACCGTAAAGGTATTTTTAGGATCCCATATACTCCAGGTTTTTATACCGGATCATTCCCCACAACAGCTAATAAAGTTGTAGCTGCAAGTGGGACAGCCAACTATGCTTTTAATACTATGCACCCCATCCCATGGGTGGCATCAATGTATTTGGGCACACGAGGCAGTGTAAATTACACATTAACCGTAAATAGCCCCAAGGTGGTACCTGATGACATTCGTGTCACACGTGCTTCCGATACTGGGGCGGTTACATCAACCAACCGAGTTATCACACTAGCTAGTAGTGTGGCCGGTACAGCAACGCTGTCCACGAAGTGTTCGCGCCTTGGTCAGTATTATTTCTCACGAGATGGTACTGCCGGCATGGCATTAACTTCCGCAAGGGCAGCCCCCTCCGTTCAATTCAATGTCCAGG